TGATTCTATTCATTGGATTGATGCTACTTCTGGGGTATGGATTAGCGTGCTGGATATTCGACGTTGACCCCAATGGAGAGAGCGACGAATGGAGCTAACCAATAAGGGTAAATGTCGGACTAATGGGGTCACTCTTTGGAGTGGCCCCAGTAGGATAAATTCCCAACCTATCGCAGTGGTTGCCACTGGCTTAAAAAATTTTTCCCAGAATTCCAAAACTGGGGGAGTGATTCAGACATACATATTTCCAGTCGGTCGAAAACCTACCGAAGCTGTTAAGGTCGGTCTTGATGTTGCCAATTGTGGAGGCTGTATTCATAGGGGAAATAAGACCAATAAGCGGACCTGTTATGTAAACCTGGGCCAAGGCCCCAACTCGGTTTATAAAGCTTACCAGAAAGGCTCCTATCCTCTCGTAGACTGGTCCCTATGGAATGCAGTCGCTAGAGATCGAATAGGTAGGCTCGGGACTTGGGGCGATCCTGGTAGCACTCCCCTAGATATCTGGAATAATTTTACCCAACCCCTCAAGGGTTGGCTGGGATATACTCATCAATCTGGGAACCCCATGTTGAGGGATGTCCTCAAGTATTGCCAGGTATCGTGTGACAGCTTAGAGGATGCCCAGAATGCCAGACAAGCTGGACTAGGATCATTCAGGGTAATTGGCAAAGATTCCCCACCGCTTCAATCCTGGGAAACTGCTTGCCCAGCCTCTACAGAATCTGGAAAGATTCTAACTTGCGAACAGTGTTTAAAGTGTGACGGCATATCTGGGAACCATATCGCTATCCAGGCTCATGGGTCTACTGGATTGCACGTTCAAGAGAGTAAGAGGAGACCCCTACAATTAACCCAATTGACACCTTAACCATAAGGAGAAAAATCATGGAAAAAATCAAGAGACCTATATACAAAATTGCCCAGGAAATTCAGGCCGACTGGAAAAAAATTCCTGTGTCTGCCTCGGTCTACCTGGAGCCTATGTTAAGTCTGTGGTCGGTCGATGACCGATATGGATATGATAGTGGTCGGTCGGTCGTTATGTACTTCTTAAGCAACGCAGGAACGTGGAGGGGCGAGAACGCCAGAAGGTTGAAAAAGGAACTTAAGGAAATAGTCAAATGAGTGAGAAAAATTACAGGGTAAAAGACCTAGAGCGAAGTGTGCTTGTCGAGTGTACAGTCGATAAAAAAGTCACGCATAAATTCCTGGTCGAACAAGTCGGTTCAGCTTTGGAAGGTCGATTAAAAATCACCAAGTACAAAATGAAATCTGGACAGTGTGGTTCAATCAGTCTGTCTCCTACAGAATTGATGCATATCACAGATGCAGTAGCCACGATTACAGAGTCGGTCTTACAGGGGCGAGATGCCGAGCGAGCCTTCAACCTAGTCATGGAACATTTCGACTTGATGGCAACGGCCACAACCAAGCGTGAGATAGAAGACCTGAGAGATGATCTCCACGCCAAGCTAGAGGAGCTATAACTATGACAATACAATATGATAGACCTGGGCATCCCACAGTATTCCTGAAGGGCGAACCATTGCCACCATTGAGTGTGGAAGAATGTGGCTGTACACTGTGTCGTGACATAATGAGGAAGGAAAAAGAAGAGGGCTATCATGGTGGTCTTCGGGTTGACGGATCAGGATCGAAAAGTAAGAAGTACCCACCATACTGCAATGATGGGATGCACTGGACTGGCGAGACTGTGGCAGAGCAGGGTGAGGATGAAGGAGACCATGAGTTTGAGGAGAGGGTAGGACCAGAGGGTATGAAGCGTCGCCAAGATCTCTGGTGGGAATATGATAGGCGTGGGTACACTATCGGATTGGTGTGTAAGCAGTGTGTAAGAAAAAAGAAGAGTATGTATCGTTAGCGTGACCAGGGCCTGGGGAAGTCAAATTCTCCAGGCTCAATTTTTTAGGAGCAGTTTCATTTAACAAAGAGAGGTGAGTAATGAGCTACAGACAGCAAATAGGCGATGAAATACGAGATGGCTACTGCCAGATCACTGCAGAAAAAGTCTCAATGATGGCAGGAATCAATACCATGCAGATTTTGCAGATTCTTTTCATTGGCAACGATGACGAGACCTTGAGTATTTTGGATGGCGATTGTGGGCATGATCCAGACTTTGAAAAAGCAATGAATGAGTTTGTGGACAGTTTCTTTCACTGGACTGGTGACGATTATCGGGAAGGGTGGAGAATTCGATTTAGAGCCTTGCAATGGTATCACATGGACCAAGACACCCATGATGCCTGGGTTGAGGTCTGTAGGGCATCTAAATTGCCTGAGATCTACAATCCTGATTGTTACCGACAGGACGTTTATCAGGGTAGTGGGATTCTACAGTGGAATGGAGCACCAGTTGAACTGATCAGAGAGGCCAGTATCTCGATTGCCTCTGCCTTAGATGAAACTCCCAGCACTGAAGACCTGGAGCATATGCAGAACCAGGTGACCAAGTTGGAAGGCTTAGTAGACAAGGAGTCGAAATGAAAAAAGAAAGACATTGTGGAATTTGTCGGTCCATCATATGGGCTAATAGTTACTCAGTCGAACATGAATTTGAGGTTCATCTTAGAGAGGGAGATGATCTTACCCATATCACAGGGGTTACATCAATCTGTAGCACCTGTATGTCTAGGGGTGATCGGTGGGTAGGAGCGAGTTTGCAGGGTGTATTGAAGGATTTCATAAGATGTGAGGAAAGCATGAACGATATTTTTAGAGAGACAGATTAACAAGTCGGTCGGTCTTTCTTTTTCCAGTTGCAAATGTTACGTTCACTACCCCTACAGCACACCCATATAAAGGAGTTACTTATGGATCAACAAGCCTGGGCAAGAGCAGAACTCAAACGAAGAATTGAGGTTGCCAAGTCTTCAGGAATCGGTATTACCAAATTTGCCAGAAACACTTTAATCAGAGATCCCTCGACAGTTCACAGATGGTTGAGGGGTGGAAAGATCACTGACGTTGTATGCGACTGGCTTCTTGGTAACTGGAGAGTATTAGAAGATGGTCGGTCGGTCGATGAGTCGGTCGATGAGTCGGTCGATGAATAAGCCCCAAAGGGATATGCTTATTAAAGCAATACTGAAGTATGGTCTTTGGAGCTATAAACTAGGACAACTGGCAGGGAAGGGATCGTTCAAGTCTCGCAACAAGTTCTGGATCGAGCGAGACAAGCAGATTAAGAAAATCGAAAGCTATCTAGATTGTGAAATCGACATGAGCAGAGGAGTGATTTCGTATCACGACGAAGAGGAGGGAGAATAGGAGTGAGTACATCTGGTAATAATAGACCGAATCAAAGTGACAGGAAAAAATTAATTAGAGACTTAGCACACATCTCCAAGATCCTTGAGGAACGAGTCTCAAGCCTTGAGGGACAATTAGAGGAATGTCAACAAATCGTGACAGTCTTAAAACGTAAACTTAGAAGAGAGGATGCCAATGCCACTGAGTAAGCAAGAACTCCAAAACATCGAACGCAATTCTGCTTATCAACTAAAAGCAATGGTTGCATTGTTTGATCTAATGGATGAAGATAGAAAAGAAGCCGAGAAAAAACGCCAACAAGAAAGAGAGGACACTAATGCCAAGCAAGAACTGGGATAAGGAAATTTGGGAAGCACTTAGTAAATTAGATGTTTCTCAATATGCAGTAAGAAAAGGAACCACGGGATTCAATCCCCTATACATTCCTCATGCAGTCATCCACAAGCTACTACAGGATCGTTACAGTGGCTTTTACACCAGGACTGACAACCCCCTGGAGATCCTACCTGATGGCTCTGCCTTAGTCAGTGTTACCATCACCATTCATGGAGTGGAAAAGACTTGCAACCTCGCAGTCATGGATCATCGTTTCAAAAGTATCTCTCCAGTCGATGCAAGGAATGTTGCTGACGCATACCAGAGATGCTTTGCCAAGTGTAGTTCTTTGTTCGGTCTAGGCATCTCGTTGTGGATCACAGGTGAGGGTGAGCCTGTCGATTTAGATCCAAAGAACGCAGAGAGAGCCTTGGAAGAATCAAGGGATGAATTAACTTCCTTAATCAATGAAATTGAAAAGGACAACACACTTGTCGCACAGATTGATGCAGATGTACTTGCATCAGCTAAAGCCTTGCTTAAAGAAGGCAAGGATTCCAAAAGGATGCAAAAAGCATCCGAATTTCTCAAACAACAACTTTAACATAAGAGGTACGAATAATGGCTGGAGACACAGATAAGTTCCCTAATGGCCTGATCATCAAGCACCCACACGAAAACGCCCCAGACTTTGTCAGGGCCAAACTCCATATCGTAAAAAAAGATTTGATCGAGTGGCTGAATAGTCGAGAGGATGACTGGATTAATTGCGATGTGAAATTGTCGAAGAGCAATAAGCTGTACATACAAGTCGATGACTGGAAACCTTCAAAGTCTCAGGGAGCACCAAAGGCAGAGGATGGTGTTGATGGCCTCCCCTTCTAGTCCCTTAGACAAAATAGCAAACGATCTATTCCCTATACTCAAGAGAGAGATCTCGGCCATTCAAGACGAAATCCGATCTGCTGAGAATAGGATAGAAAGAATACCCAGGAGCCTATTGTCTGATAACACTAGGATATCTCTGGATAACTGTAAGGCCCAACTTTATTCTGCACATACAGAATGTGTAGGGGCGTTGAAGGCTGTACATCAACAGTATCCACACTAATGGCAAAGAAGTATCTGCCAACTGAAAAACAGGTCGAGAGGGGTATCATTGATCTATTGAAGACCCTGGGCTTTGCAGTCTACAAGAACTCTCAGCCCAGAGTTCCTTTGGTGACCAGTGGTATCCCTGACCTGATGGTATTCGGTCCAAGCCATAAGCCATGCTTCTTTTTTGTCGAAGTAAAGACAGAGCGTAAAGGCTCCAAATTGCGTCCTGCACAGGAAGACTTTCAAGCTGAATGTGAGAGAGCAGGGGTCGATTATTTCGTATGGAGAAGTTCCGACGATGACTGTTGGGCTTGGCTTGTCGAAAAAGGATATGTGGTGGAAAATTGAGTGGCTTTGTCCTGTTGGCTAGAAAGATCCAAGATAACTCTATATGGAGAAGAGATCCCGATCACCTGAAACTTTTCCTATATCTCTTGATAAACGCTAACTATAAAGAGGATAAGGTGTACACATACCACAGTGGTGACGATGTCGTAAAGGTGGGATATGCTCAATACCTGTGTAGTTACTCCAAGATCTCTAAAGATTGTCAGTACAGTGCTGGAAATAAACTCATCTGTTGGCAACCATCCAGGGTCAATAGGATGCTCAAAGCATTAGAACATGATGGGAGAATAAGGGTAGTCGGGAAGACCCAAATGGGTACACTAATAGAGATATCTAACTATAAGCTGTATCAGGGTTTTGATGCATATAAGGCTCCCTCTAAAACAGGTAGCTCGGAAGACCCTGTGAAGACCATAGGAAACAAAGTAACCAATGAAAAACAAATAAAAGAACTATGGGACATTTACTTGGAACTCTTGGGTGGGAACGGCAAGACACCATCCTTGACAGCTAAAAGGAAGAAAGTGCTGAATGCTCTTTACGAGGAACAGATGAACCCTGAGAGCTATCAAGAAGAGTTCAGAGGTATCCTCAAAGCAGTCAAAGCATCTGAGCACCATATGAAGGAAAGAGCATGGCAGATGCCAGAATCACTATTTAGGAACGAAGAGAGAAGAGAGCGTTGGGCCTTGAAAGGCTCAGAGAAGAAACACCAACCACAGACTCATAGTGTGAGTCGCAACCAATGGAGTGTAGAAGCATGAACAACGAGATAGTCAAGGCGTTGAAGGAACGCCACCATGTGACGCTAGAGGACTTCGGACTGACGTTTGAGGAGTACGAGAGGGTAGTCGGCCATCTCTGTGGGAATAACATATACGAGAGCATCAAGATGGAAAAAACCAGCGACAATTATTACTCCACGCACTGTATGTTTCTGTACCTAGACGGCGACGAGGGCGTGGCGATCTTCAAAAGCGACAGCGAGATGTATGGACATGACTGGGACATTGATGATCGGGGATTTTCTTTTGAGTGTCTGAGCGGAGGTTATGTGGACATTAACTCGACGATGATGAGCTACATTGTTAGTCGCTTCCAGCAGTTTGAGAAGGACAGGGAAGATCTTTATGCGAAGCAAGATGCGACTCCAGAAATAGATATTTTTAAGATCCTATTAGACAAGTATGGTGCTAGTCTAAACACAGAACAGTTGGCAGACTTCTACTGCCTCTCTCCCCACACCATCATAGACTACAGAAGGAAAGGGATTGGTCCCAAGTATTCTAAGATGGGTAGAAGCATCAGGTACAAGCTGGAAGATGTTTTGCAGTGGAGAGAAAGTAATGAAATAAATCCAGCAGGTGATGAGTGTTGACACATGACACTTACTCACTCACTCACTCAAACTAAAGGTAACTATGAATAACGAGACATATCACGCCAGACCAGAATTATCGAACAGCATGATGACCAAGCTGTTGAAAAGCCCTGCACATCTAAAGTACTACCTGGATAATGGGCAGGAGCCAACCCCTGCCATGATTCTGGGAACCCAAGTACACACGATGCTCTTAGAGCCAGGAGAGGCAGACTTTGTGAGAGCACCAAAAGATAGAAGAACCAAGGAAGGCAAGGCTCAGTACGCAGAACTTCTTGAAACCTATCCTGCATCTAGTATCATCAAGTCCGATACCTATGATCAGATCGAAGATATGGTGGAGAGTGTATTATCCAATGCAAGTGCTTCCACGCTACTGAAGTCGGCACAAGCTGACGGCCACATTGAGGAGTCGGTATTTTACACAGATCCGATCACGAAGGTATCGTGCAAGGCTCGCATCGATGCCGTGCCAAGTGCAAGCTCCATGCATAACGACTGCCTGGTAGATTTCAAGACCACTGTCGATGCTTCACCAGAAGCGTTTGCCAAGTCAGTGTTCAATTTCGGGTATCACCGACAAGCTGCCCATTATCTAAGCTGTTGGAATAACACCAATCCAGATAACCCTAGAGACAAATTCATCATCATTGCGTGTGAAAAAACCCCACCTTACGCAGTGGCAGTTTACGAATTGGACAACGACTCAGTAGAGATGGGTGCTTACGAAGTAGCTAGGCTAAAAGAGCTATATGCAGAGTGTCTAGCCAATGATACCTGGGAAGCCTATGGAAAAACAATTCAGACGCTAGAGCTTCCATCGTGGGCAACACCGAGAATCGGATGAAACAGGATATACTGTCACCTGATTTCTTGGATCATTTCCATGAAAAGGTGCATGAACCTATAAATGCTGTTCCGACTAACTTGCCAACCTTAAATAAGATAAGTAGGGGTCCAGGGGGTGGTATTGGGGTACATGGTTTTATTTGTGTCAGTGGAAATCCTGCGAGTGGTAAGTCGGCTTTGGCACTAGGGTTCGCATCCTCTGCCTTGAACTATGGTGTTGAGGGTGGTGTGGCAATGATCAATTTAGAGATGTCAGCAGAAGCAACAGCTACCAGAATGTACGCCTTGCACACTGACACTCGTATAGCATCCCTGGAGCAAGGAAATTTCGACGATGATGCGTTTGCTGAAGCAAGAAGAGCTATGGATGGATCACAACCTCTATGGGTTCCTAAAGGTCTACTGACAAGCTGGGAAAGTTGTCTGGAGTACATGAATGATTGTCTATCAGCAAATTGTCGCTATTACATCCTCGACTACTTGCAACTGGTGGCGAGTGGTAATGAAGCAGAGATATACGCTAACACTCAACGTGTTGTGACTTCCCTGAGAGCTTGGGGAGTCCAGAATGACGCTACGATTGTCTGTCTCAGTCAGTTTAATAGGACCACTAGCTCAAACTATGAGCAGAGTCCCAGGATGACTGGATTGTTTGGTGGTATGATATTGGAAGCCTCATGTGACTTGATAGTGCTATTGGATCACAGTCGGTATGAGCGATGTAATAATACAGCAAAGACATGGTTAATTGTGGCAAAAAATAGACATGGACCTACTGTGGAGATTCCAATTGAATGGGACTATAGAACATTAACGGCCAGGGAAGCCCTGCCAGATGAGGAGCACTCATGGCCCAAATAGAAACTCTGCTACGAGTATTAGACACCATTGATTTTCATAAGGGAGTGTCAGATACTGTTGCCAAGCAATTGAAAAGAAGTGTGACTGGAATATTAAACGATTTGCGTCAATCAAAAGGATTGCCCCATGATGATCCTTTAAGATTTGATAAAAATGGAATACCTGTTAGCAAAGAACAGTTGGATGAACTTCTTGATGATGTCATAGCATCATGGCCCAAATACACAGGAGATTGGAATGGCAGGAAGGAAAATTACCAAGCGAGGTTATAGGAGATTAGATAAGGTTGGTGAAGAGAAAATATTCGATGCATATGTAGAAGCCAATGGTGTACAGCGTATGCTGACAAAGCTAGAACCAACAATGGGATTTGTTAGCATGGCTACATTCTATCGGTGGTTGCAACAAGATAAGTCAGGATCACCAACGAGGTGGGAGAGGTGGACATTTCATAAGGCAGTTCACGCAGCAAAATTGGCTGAAGAAGCATTGAAAATTGCAGACGATTCTGAAGATGCAAAGCTCATGGTAGAGCACAGACGTTGGCTTGCTTCTAAGTACGACAGACAGAGCTTTGGAAAACAATCTGAGACTACTGTTAATGTGGTGAATGTCGGTGATGAATTTCTTTCTGCCCTAAAACGAGTTGAAGAAAAAGTTTCTGAAGAAGAGATAGTCATTGAAGCAGAGGGAGAAGAATGTTAAAAGCTGATGGGCTATCTGACGCATTAATCGGAAAGACATATGATGTAGCCGTTCAGGAGTTTCGCCTGGTATATAGTGTGAACAAATGCATCAAGATTCTGGTGGATCGTGATGGCATGAGTGATGGGGAAGCGAGGGAATACCTCGAACACAATACCCTGTGTGCATACGTTGATAAAAGTCAGCCAATTTTTGTAGATGCTGAATACTTTGATTGCATCGAAGATCTTTATGATGAGTGATCAGTACCGAAAATATTTGCAAAGTCTTTATGACTACCCTGAATGTGTCGATGCATACTTTGATAATTTTGAGGTCGTTATCCTGGGCGAAGATGCTGTAGCTAAAATATCCACCTGGGCAAAAAAATATGTTGAAGCAAAGATAAATGAGACTCAGTACAAGATTGATCCCAATAGAATGCTCCAAAGAGCGATCACTGGATATTGTGGCGAATATGCAGTTCAGCAATTCTTAGGCACAAACTTCATAGATTGGTCAATCGGTCAGTCGAAGAAATACAATAAAGCTGATTTGCATAGCCTTGGAATTGATTGTGGAATTAAGACTGTCGAGTATGGAAAATTTCCCCTGGTCTTCAAGAAACCTAAGTCTGCTGAATTTATGGTTATAAAAAAATCAGACTATGAGTTCTGGTTATGTGGCTGGGCTGATCCACAAATCTTACACAGATACCAGTCTGAAGATTTAATCTTAGACCCAAAATTGCGTCAACGAGGAGTCAAGACTGCATTTTATGGTTTTGAGCACCTAATTGACCCTTTTTTCCTGAAATTGATTTATGAGTTGGATCTTGAGCAAATTTAAGGCTCTAGGAAGCTCCCTAGGACACTTGGGGACACTTCCTAATGGTAGGAGTAGGCTTTAAGAGTAATCGTCTTCTGGAAGCCTGTCAGCCCTTCTTAGGAGCATCTCACATAATTGATGCCACAATCTGCTTGCTTTTGGGTATCCTAGCCCTGACAGGTACTCTTCAATGATCTCGTCGGCTGATTTTCCTGTCCAATGAAAGTTGCCGTTTGGCATTCTTTTAAAATGATCGGGATACTTTTTCGATAAGTCTTTTGTCAGTCGGCCTCTAGCCTTGTTTCTAATCTGACAAATAAGGTAGGCTTGCAATGCTCGGTCTAAAACATCTTCTAATTCATTCGGTTCCTTCATCGGTCGATTCCTCAGACGCTTTTATCCTGTAGGCAGTCACAGGTCTCCTGATTCTCTGGCCGTTAGACCCGACATTTCTCGTCTGTACGATTTTAGTCGTGCAATCCAATCGCCCTGCCTCTTCTAAGACATCCAATCGTGCATAGACAGAACTGGCACTCATTTGCATTAGAGATCGTAATTCTTTCATCGTATAGACATTCTCTTCATCTCGCTGTTTCCCAGCAGAAAAAGCCTTCTCGATCTCT